ACATGAGAAAGAGTGTGCTATTCGCTACGAGATGGTACACGGCAAACTAGCCAGCCTTGATAAACGTATGTGGCGTTTAGAGGCAATGATAATGGGGTCAACGATTATAGTCGTTGGTCTTGCCGCAAGTGTAATGATGAAGATGTAAATGGTACAGTTTGTCTTTGCGCTTGTCACAATGATGGGCGCGGAGACAATCTCCACAGAATACTTCGAGTCCATTGAAGTCTGTCGCTGGTATTCTAGACAGCTTAATCACCAACATAATCACTACTATCATACACACCACAGCAACGACAGACACGTCTTTGCTCAGTGTATTCCCACTCGCGTCAACCCAAAGGACGTAACCATTTACATACGATAGGAGCCGCTATGGAACCATTGACAATGGCGTCAGCGACGCTTGCTTTCAATACTCTAAAGAAAGGCTTTCAAGTAGGCCGAGACATCGAGTCTATGGCGTCTGATCTAAGCCGCTGGATGTCAGCTCTGTCTGATGTAGAACAAGCAGAGAAAGAAGCTAGGAACCCCCCTCTATTTAAGAAGATGTTTAATAACAAGTCAGTCGAGCAAGAAGCCATCGAAGCCTTTGCAAACAAAAGGCAAGCACAAGCCCAGCGAGATGAACTAAAGACTTGGATTCAACTTACTATTGGTCGTCAGGCTTGGCAGGACTTAATTGCTACAGAAGCGTCTATCAGGAAACAACGTAAAGAAACACTCTATAGACAACGTGAGAAACGACAGAAGTTCATAGAGATCATTGCATGGATCGTCATGTTAAGCCTAGGAGCCGCTTTGATGTACGGCATCATCTCAGTGCTTATGTCGAAACAGGCAAGAGCTGATGAAACAAAGATGACCACCTGCCGCCTAGCGGCTCAGGAAAGAGTCGGTAAGTCTGGATTGCTTTGCTTCTACATCGGAGCAAACAACACTCAAGAACAACATACGTCCGAAGTGTACTTAGGCTGTCAGAGACAATACCAGTGCGTCCACAATCCAAAACCAAAAGGCATGAGCCTTAAAGACACGTTGAAGTCAATCAAGGATGCTTTGTGATGGTTACAGTCGAAGAGTTCCTACGATGGAAGATACTACCTAGGTTCATGATGCTGGCCTCTACGATCATGTCATGGAGATGTGCTGAGTGGTTCATGTCATTAGAAGCCCCTATAGCCGCCCAGTCAGCTTTTGTAAGTGTGGTCATGGGTGTTCTCACAGCGGTCTTTGGCATCTGGATGGGACACGAACACAAAGGAGATTAATATGATTGCCGCATTAATACCAGCGGTGTCAGGGATACTAGATAAGTTTATACCTGATGCTGATACAAAGCAGAAACTAAGCCATGAAATCTCAACGATGGCAGAGAAACATGCTCAGGAAATAGCACTTGCTCAGATCGAGGTAAACAAAGCAGACGCCAAAGGTAACTGGTTCCAGTCATCATGGCGACCAGCTACAGCTTGGGTATGCGTACTGGGCTTCTTAGTAAACTTCTTGGTTTCACCTCTATGTGCTGGCTTCGGGATAGTGATCCCACAGGCCGACACAAGCACCATGCTCCCAGTCCTCATGGGTATGCTTGGTCTAGGAACAATGAGAACAGTCGAGCGACTAAAGGACAAAGGCAAATGAACCAGAACTTCGATCAATCATTAGAGATGATACTCATGCACGAAGGTGGTTTTGTAGACGATCCACGCGACAGCGGTGGCATGACAAATCTCGGAGTTACAGCCAGAGTCTATGAAGAATGGACTGGTGAAACTGTGACAGAGGAGATCATGAGAAACCTCAAGGTTGAGGATGTTGCACCTTTATACAGGAAGATGTACTGGGATCGACTTCAGTGTGGACACTTGCCCACTGGTATTGACTACTTTTGCTTCGACTGGGGCATCAATGCAGGGACTGGTCGAGCCGCAAAAGCACTACAGAGAGCTGTAGGAGCTGAGGTAGATGGAGCGATAGGTGCTATGACTATGATGAAGGTCGATAAGACACCAGCTAAAGACATCCTGCCGCGCCTATATTCAGAACGTGATATGTTCTATCGAGCATTAAAGAACTTCGATGCTTTTGGCAGAGGATGGACTAGGCGAAACAAAGAAGCCTATAACCATGCAAAGGTCATGATGAGCAAAGATAGCTAAAACTAAAAAACACCGATACAACTTTGGATAATACTTTTGTGTATCGGTGTTTTTTACTTTTGGTTATCTATCCCACTTAGAGCCTAGATGGGGTTGCTTATGTGGTGCTTTCTTGCCACTAAAGTTACCGCCATGTTGATGGTAGCTAGACTTAGGTCTACCATTGATCATCAAAGGTACAACGATCTCTGGTGGACACTTTAAGGCTTCTCTGAGTTCTTCCCATGTAGGTACACTCATGACGCTATGTCCACGATCTCACAGGCACCAGAAGTACAAGCGAGGGTCTGTGATCCAGACGTACTGTCTTCTTTCTCGTATAGAGACAAAGCTGACCAGTCTATCTTGTCGGGCATCTTGTCTTTCATGTTCTTGTAATCAAGATCACTACACTCCTGATAGGGAGCCTGTGCATATGTGTGATCTGAGTGAGGCAAGAAGCTGATCCCTGAGCATAGATCGAAGTTGTTGTAGACCCAGTTACCGCACTCCATCCACTCATGGTCACGTACTGTGATAGTCACAGATGGCTTATGTTCACACCAGACTTCAGCATAGGTCTTCCACAGCTCAAGTTGTTCTAGGGCTGTCATTGCGTTTCTAGTGACTGCCCCAGTGGGTGACTTAGTTGGGAAACTGAATACAGTGGTTGAGTCAGGCTTCATGACATCAGCCTCTGCTGGGATACCAGAGTCTTTCAAGAACTGTGTCAGTGGGTCTTTATTGTCGCCTCTGACTGTACGGATGTAGTAGTCAGAATGTCGTGCATGGATACCACTGGCACTGTCAACAAGTTGACTAACAGTACCCGAAGGTTTGACACAGGTGATAGCGGCTGACTGCTGTATGCCCATCTTCTCTGCATACTCAGCATTAGTATCTATAGCCACCTGCTTCATCTCAGCTAACCACTTGGAGCTGTCTACGTTCTTGGATAGCACAGGATGATCCATGATGCCTGTCAAGGACACACCAAGCAAACGCTCCTCTGATGTATTCTTAGTCCAGATAGGTCTTAGGTAAGGCATGTGTGTGAAGGTGGCCTGTGCTGTGCCAAGGATAGTCGCAAGTCTGACCTTGCGCTTGAGTGACTCAAGATCGTCTGTCTCTCTTACGACTACCTCTGTCAGATTGCAGAACTGGTTGCCACGCAGGATGATCTCAGAACATGGGTTAGTCCCCCAAGCATGGCCTGTGTCACGTCTGCCATTCTTGGCTACGTGAGCTTCAGCGGCAACACGGCTAAAGATACCACGTTCACCTGACTTGGACTCGACAAGAGCTAACCATTCGCGCATGAAGGTTTCCATGTCGGGCTTCTCTGTGTAGCAAGCACTGTTGTTAGCTAAGGCTCTTTGTGGCTCGGTTTCCCACCATTGACCAGACTTGGCATGAGACATCCGCTGATCACTCAGGTTACTCAAGCTGATCATGGCTGACCTACGGACACCACCGACTACAACGACTTCACCGATCTTACACATGATGTCATGGCACTCGATGGAGTTCAGTTTACGTCCTGCCGCCCCTCTAAACTTAGCTACAGTAAAGTTAAACAGGTCATTCAGAGGTTCAGCACCACTGGCACGACCACCAAAGGTCTTTAGGCGGCTTCCTGCTGGTCTTATGCGACTCATGTCCCACTTAGGTACATCTCCTGTGTATAGGAGACTGATGAGCTTCCTGAGAGCCTTTGCCCAGCCCTCTTTGCTGTCCTGTACGACAATCACATCGTCACTATCAGCTACGACTGTAGGTATGTCAGGCAGATTACCAATGGCTTGACGCTCGACACTGAAGCCTACGCCTGTGCCACACAGAAGGATGAACATAGCTTCATCGAAGGCTCTTGGGTGATCTACAGGCAAGTAAGAGCAGTTGTAGATACAGGTGTTGTCACGGTCTGCGGCTACACCAGCAGTCATCAAGGCTCTCATCGATGGCATGACAGCTAGATCAAGGATACTATTCTCGATGTCTTCCCAGTCCTGTCCTGTCAGTGCCTCTTTGATCTCAGGTTGAGCGCACAGATAGTCAGTGTATCTTTGCACTGTCTCTAGCCATGTTTCTCTGCGGCCTTTATCTTCGATCCACCTTGCGTATCGGCTGGTGGCAATGAAAGTCTGGTAGTCACTTGGTAGTAGGTTATCCATCGCTAGGTTTTCTCCCTTCTAGCTGGTTGATACGCATTTGGCAGTAGCGCATTGCTTTCTTGATGTCGGTGATCTCGGACTCCACTGAGTCCATGTTTGGATAGAGCTTGGTGCCAGCACGGGTGACGTACTTCACGATGTTCCCAGCCCAAAAAGAAAGCCCGTCAGACATGATGAAGTCTACGGGCTGGATGGTGTGCTGAGTGTAATGCGCTGGGTCTTTGATTACGTCAGGTTGTCGTTCTTTCTCTTTCATGTATGCCTCATGCCGCATGTTGTTTCCCTGTAAATAGAATTGGTTTCTTGTTCTCATAGTCCCAGTCTTCCCAACGCAGTATTCGCGCTAGTCTGGCTTGGGTGAGGGCGTCTTGTTTGGTAAAACCAGCCTTGATGTAAGCCTGTTCGACTAATGACCATGTAGGTCTGGAACCTAAGACCTTCTCTGCTGTCTTAGCTCCATATCCTTTGAGTCCTGCATAGCCATCAGTCACATCTCCAGTCAGGCACTGCATCAAGAAGAACTTGTCAGCTTCTGCCTGAGTAACGTCCATGCGTTCACCAGACATCGGTCTGAACAGCTTTGTTGGTATGGTCTTCATGTCCTTATCATCAGACACGATGATTGCCTTGCCGACATTCTCAGGTTTAGTAGCTAAAATGCCCATGACATCATCGGCTTCTAAACCGTCTATAGTGACTGTAGAGAACGTGTGTCTTGCCCAGTCCAGCATGGCGGCATAACCAAGAGGCTTACGGACACCCTTGCGGTTGCCTTTGTATCTAGGATCAACATCACGTCTAAAGTTATGCTTGGATGATATACAAAGGATCACACGGTCATCATGTAGTGTCTCTTTGAATGTATCGAGCTGATCAAAGAACATTTCCTTAGCCAGCTTTAGGTCAGTATCTAGGCTCCATATGTTCGAGCCATCGTCTTCATCCCAGCATATCTCTTGCTCGGTAAAGGTTGTGCATCTGTAAAGATACAAATCAGCATCAATCAACAGCATCTTCTTCTAGCTCCTTTAAGAAAGTAAGACCGTCAGAGGTAATCAACCATCTGTTGCCCCATAGCTCGTCAGTGAGCTTGGTGGTAATCAGGTTCTCTGTGGCGGCAATGGCAATGATAGAGGCGGCATCACGTGCAAATGTTGACTTAGTGGTGAACCCACCAGCCCATGCACGTGCAAGCACTTGGAACATATACCCAAGGGCTACCTCAGTTGCCTCATCTATATCAGTGGGTGTCAGCCCATGTTCTTCCAACGCTGAACTCAGCGTCGATGGGGATTCTGAGCTTGTAGACTTCGCCAGCCTCTTTCGCACATCGTCTAATGAGATTACCGACATATTCTTCCTGTCCTTTCTTTACTGCACACTGAACCTCATCGTGTATCCAGCCGATCACTGTCACATCTAGGTTTTGTTTCTTGATTTCCTTGTCGAGCAAAGTGACCCACTTGGATGCCACAACAGCTCCTGCTGATTGCAACAGGCTGTTCAGACTTGTGTGGCTTGAGTTCACCTTGATGCGGTTGTTGCCTAGAGCTTTGATCCAGCCCTTAGATGCGGCTTTCTCTACGTCTTGCTTTAGCTGACCGTAAGCTGGAACAGCGTTTACGAAGTTCTCTTTGAGTCGCTTTCCTTCTTTGGCTCCTTTGCCAACGATGGCTCCGACTTTGGAGTCTCCTGCTCCATAGAGTGTTGAATAGAGCCAGACTTTTGCGAGGTCGCGTGAAGCAAGTCCCGTTGCCTTCTGGTTGTATGTGTGGATATCGGATTCCAGCACGACTTTCGCATAAGAACCCTCGTCATATGATGCAAGATAATGGGCAAAGAGTCTGATCTCGATGCCACTTAGGTCACAGCCAACAAGTGAATACCCACTGGGTACAGTGAATAGATCACGACACTGTTTGCCATAGGGCAGACGCACGGCAGGAACCTGTGACAAGTTTGGTTGGATATGAGTACACCTGAGCGTCCTAGTGGATGGACAGATGAGCCTGTGGCGTATTTTACCGTCACTGCTGACCTTCTTCATCCACGCTTGTGAACCCTCAGCTAACTGGCCTATGCGCTTCTCAAGTAAGAACAGCTCACCTAGTTTCTTAGCTTCTGGATAGTCCAGCTCACCAAGAACAATATCATCAATGATTGCATGACCCTGTGGTGTAGTCTTACTGGGCTTCCAGCCGTACTTCTTGGTCAGGCAAAACTCAATGTGCCTACGTGAACTATGGTTGAACTCGACAACCTTGGTCTTAACAAAGGGTACACCCTTCTCATAACCTAGCTTCTTATTGTTGACCTTAGGTATGATGGTCTCATGTACTTCCCAAGGCTCAAACAGGTTCTGTAGCTCATCGTTAAGTTCATCACGCCGCGTACTTAGCTCTGCATAAAGCTTGCCAGCACCAGCCTCATCAAATGTCCATCCAGCGTTGCCGATACGTTCAGCGACTTCAGCTACCTCATGAGCTAGATCAATAGCCTCTGGGCTGTGGTTATCAGGCTTCAAGAACTTGTAGAGAGCCATCAGGACATAGACATCCTGTTCACAGTAATCTTGCATGGCCTGTGACCAGTGTTCCCAGCCGCCATCATAGTCGTCTTTCAAGAAGTTCTCTGAACCTGAGATGCGACTATTGAGTCTCATGCCCCACGCTTTGAGGCTATGCGATCCATAGAGCCGCTTAGGTAGTACCTCGTTGCTCCAGTTGTACTCGAAGTCTTCATTCTTTAGGTCAGCTCTGATCAACCTAGATAGGACTAGAGTGTCTGAGCGTTTACCTTTGAAAGCCCACGAGGGATACAGCTTGTCGATTACTTTGAAGTCGTAGCCGATACCGTTGTGAGCAACAAGTTCATCAGCAGTTGCTAGTTCTGCTAGACCTTCTTCAATCTGGTCATGGCTGTAGCTCCATACCTTTTCCCCGTCACCCACGCCAATGCAATGGATGACATCAGGATCGAGACCGTCAGTCTCCAAGTCAAAGAACAACCTCATCGGTTGTCTCCTGAGCCTTTGATAAGGTCTAGTTGCATACGCCTGTCTAGCTTACGAAGGTTCATGTCAGCGACAGAGGACAAGTCGAACTGGAACTGAGCCGCGAGGTTAGCTAAGTACCAAAGAACATCACCAGCTTCCTTCATGACCTCGATGCGCTGATCGTAGTTCATGTCAGCTATGTGACCCTCATGGTCACGTATGTGCTTCTTTAGCTTGTCACAGACTTCGCCTGTCTCTGATGCCAATCCGAGTGCTAGGTATTCGATCTTGCTGTTATCAACAATGAAGGTGGCCTCAGCCTGTAATTGGTATTCATCAAGTGTCAATGCGTTGCTCATTAGAACTCACTCCCTTCTGGAACTAGGCGACCTGTGTCGCGGTTAAATTGAATGTTGCCAGCCCAGCCAGTCTCTCCAGACCAACGGTTCTTGAGGACTGATAGGATTCTGGTGTCACTGTCTGGTTCTTCTTTATCGACAGCCATCGACAGGCACATATCGCTTAGTTGAGCGATTGATGCTGACCCTCGTAGAGATTGCAGGGTTGGTTTCTCACCTTGCTCAAAGCCTTTGTCACCTGATGGTCTTCTAAGGTGGCTTACAATGATCAAGCCAATGTCCAGCTCTTGGACAACCTCTGTCCTTAGCCTTGTCATAGCTATGTCTATGAGCTTGCGTTCATCGTTTGTAGCTAGTCCAGACACAAGGATACTGATGTGATCGAGGACAACCCATTGGACACCCAACGCTTTGACCATGAAGGTTATGCGCTGGATAATCGTGTCAATGTCACAGCTACCAAAGTGATCATAGAGGTACACTTGCTTGTCATCTGGGAACAGCTCATCGAAGGCTTCCTCGATCTCCTCTTGGGTAGCTTGGTCTTTGTTGACAGTGATGTTCTTGTTGAGGTGGATACCAACGAGACCTTTAAGTGTTCTCTTGTTGGTTTCCTCTAGGCAAAGCAGACCCAGCTTCTGTCCTGA